CTGCAGTGTTAGCCATGTTACCGTATAGGATAGCATTAGTTTCCGCTGCCTCTGCTGCAGTCTGAGCAGTCTCTGCTGCTGCTTGAGCTGCCTGAGCTGCTGTTGCGGAAGATACCGCTGTGTCTTTAGATGCTGATGCTTGAGTAGCCGAAGTAGCTGCTGAAGTGGCAGATGTAGATGCTTGTGATGCTTTAGTGTTTGCTGTAGACGCTGAGGTCGCTGCGCTAGAAGCAGAAGAAGCTGCGTTGGTTGCCGATGTAGCAGCCTCTGCAGCTTTCTGATTAACAGCGTTAACTGTTGTTTCGTCTGTAGTAGTGGATGATCCACCAGTACCGCGATAGATTGCCATTACAATCTCCTATAGATGTCTCTTTGCGATGGACTCAGGGCGTTAAGCCCATTGGAAAGAAAGGAGCGAGAAAGGGACTCGAAAGCCCCAATCCCGCCAAGTCAGCATTATGCTGGGAGTACTAGACCGATACCGTTCTCTGCACGGATAGTGTCGATACCGTAGATAGTATCAGAAGTGAAGAGAGTTGATAGGTATTCTTGCTTGTACTGAGTCTGTGAACGAACGCCCTGCTGTTCAGCGAAGACGATTGCATCTTTGTGCATTAGAAGACCTAGCTTGTTAACGCCAGATTCTAGTTCAGGACAGTTAGTAGAAACAACTACTGGGATACCGTATAGAGTACCGATCTGACCTTTGATAACGCCAGCGCCACCGAAGTCAGAAGACATGTAACGGTCGATACCACGGATGGTGTTAACCGCACTTGGAGGTACAACTAGGACACGGTTGTCCATTGGTACGTCAGCATCGTCAAGAATCTGGATACCGTCACGTAGAGCAGCATCAGTGAATGCGTTAGCAACACCGTTAGCAGAGTACGCTTCAAGACCAGAAGCACCAACTTCGTACAAAGTGAATGAAGACTGAGCTTCAGCAAATAGGTCAGTATCAACCTGTTTAGCTAGAGCGTAACCAGCATCATCAGTGTAGAACTTACGTAGAGACGCAAGAGCCTGTACTTCAGTGATGTCTTCGATTAGACGTGAGTATTCGTAGTGCTTGTCGATAGTAACAACTACTTCTGATTCAGTAGCAGCTTGTAGAGTTACTTGAGTAGACGCAGCTTTAGCAGACGCAGTACCACGAGTAGGCTTAGGAATGTGAATAGTATCACCTTTCTTACCTTTCATTGGCATTTTGTTTACTACGTTAGCAAGTACTAGCGAGTTTTTGTATGCAGCAACGATTTCGTCTGACCATAGTTCAGGGATGAAAGTAGCAGCAGTTGTGTTTGTTACATGATTTGAGCCAAGAGCCATTTTAATTTACCTTCTAATAGTGTTATCGATTCTATTGAATCTTATTTGACACGGCCTTCAGAATAAGCAGCAGTAATTTCATCTGCTAATTCAAGGTAACGTGCCGGATCATTTTGCATTAAGTTGATAATGTCAGCACGACGATATACCTTACGAGAACGTCCTTCACCACCACCTTTGCCACCACCTGTTGCAGCAGCTTTACGTTGACGTGACAACTCTTTCTCTTCTACTTCTTTTGTCTGACTCACAATACGCTGGCGCTCTTTCCATGTTGATAGTAGTTCGTCTGCTGATTCAGCATCATAACCACGATCAGCACGGTTATACAACTCCATGCGAATCTTGCTTGCCTGTACCCACGTAGAGAATGCAGGATCACCTAGCACTTCTTGGTAGTCAGGATGTTTAGCTTTCAAAGTAGCCATCGCAGCCTGTTGTCTCATGGCAGCAGATGCTTGTTCTGCCTCCCTTACTTTAGGATGCTTGTTGATAGCAGCTTCAATTGCTTTCTGTGGGTCTTCAAAGAAGTCGATGTCGTCTTCTTCTTCCTTGGGCTTTGCAGCTTCTGTCTGAGATAAGATAAAGTTATCTACTAGTTTGCGTAGTTCACCAACCTCTGAACTCTGACGACCCATGAGCTTCTCAGCTTCTTGGTGCATCTGAACAATCTCTTTGACACTTTTGCCTCGATACTTGTCCGGAATGTCTTCGTCTGAATCCTGTGATTCTTCTTGTTCTACAGGTTGTTCCTCTGCTGAGTTGTCCGGTCCGTTGTCCGGTTCATCAAAGGATGTGTACTCTTCGCCCTCTGGTAGGGTTTCATCTTGATAATCATCATCAAGTAGTTCTGCCATTATAAACTCCGTACTGATAACAGTATTGTGGATAAAATTAAGAAGAGGCCTATGCCCAAAGCGGTAGGTTTATTCTTCATTTTCTTCGTTAACTTGTTCGAACGCAGCCTTAACCATGTTGTCCCAGTTAACGATTTTGTCCATTACGGTCAGTTGACCTTGAACAAATTTTAGAGCAGTTTCGTTTTCAACATGGCGTACATTGAAAGCGTCTGCTGATTCTTTAACATCTTCGATGAATTGTTTCCAACCATCAGTTGTGAATAAATCGAAGTATGTTTCGTAGTACTTTTCTAGTTCAGGAGTCATTGACTTTGTCCCTAAGTTATGTTAATAGTGCTTGTAACCATAGCACACTTTAAAGCATTTGTCAAGTCTTTTCTGCAACTTTTTTACGTGTAGTAGAAGACGGCTTCTTAGCCGCCTCCTCTAAAGCGATGAGACGTTTATCAATCTCACGCAATACTTCGTTCACAGCTTTGACTACATCCTGTATATCTTTCTGTGTTACCATTACTTGTTTCCTTTCATTGATGCCATACGCATTTGGTTACGCATTGCTTCTGCTTTAATGTTTAAGTCTTTCTCTTTCAACGCCAACTCTGCAACCTTAGTTTTATTTTCAAAGTCTTGCTGAGTTGGGTCTTCATCACGCATACCAACAGACATGCTGCGAATACGTTCAGACTCTGCCTCAAACGGTAGCAACTGAGTCTCAACATTGTTCTGCTGTACACGGCTGTTGATTTCAGCAACCTGTGCTTGCATGTATTCAAGTTGAAGTTGAGCTTGCTGTAGCTGTAGCTGAGCTTGTGCCTGTTGCATCTGTGCTGCTTGTGGATCAGGCTGTGCTGCTTGCTGAATCTGAGCAATCAAGTCTTCACGGTTAGATAGGTTCATGTTATCAATGATTGATTGAACCAACGTGACGTACAATGGACTGTCCTGACCCATAGTTTGTAGCAACTGAACAAGCTGAGTTACTTCGTATTCACGGGCAATGATACCTAGTGAAGAAGAAGAGATGAACTTATAGTCCTGAACAGGGTATAGTTCAGGGTTAAACTGCATGTAACGATGTGCAGCTTTAGTTACGAATGGAATCAAGAAGCTATCTTGGAAGTTAATCAGTGTACGCTTGTGACGTTTAATGATTGCACCCAACGACATGCTAATACCTGCTGCCGTAGCCTCAGAACCTGCAAATGACGGGATACCTGCAGTGTCAATAGCGCCTGTAGCTTGCTGAACCATCTGCTGTAGTTGAGCCGATTGGTTGAACGTATTCGGATCAAGGTTGCCAAACTTAAACGGCTGCAGAATCTCTGCAGGATTACCGTTAGTAAGCAGAGTTTTTCCGGGACGCACTTCCATCTTAGCACCACGAGGTAGGCGACTAGCATCGACAGCCATCATTGGGTGTACAGTTAAGGCAAGAGCATCAATACGTGCACGAAGTTCTGTGTCAAGAGCCTTCTGGCTGTTGTATCCCTTCTCACAAACACCACGACCCCAAAAACGTGACGGTACATTGTCCCATGCAAAGGCAACAACTGGACGATCACCCATCATGTAAGGGTTAGCTTCTAGCTTAAGTAGTTCAGATTCGTTAGCAATTACTGCAACAACCTCAACATACGCACCTTCGAGCATGTCTTCAGCGTCTTCTTCGCTTTCGTAGTCGCCATACATCTCTTTATTGTAGATGTCTACTGGCACTTTACCGTAATACGTAGTTAGACGTACTTTATCGTTGTCATATTGCGTTTCTTCTTCAGAATCGAAGGCAATAGCGTCATCGTAAGAACAATTCTCTAGGTCAACATCGAAGTAAATACCTGATGCAATACCCTCTTCAACGATGTGTTTAGGTACAAATTTGTCAATTGCTACACCTAGAGCCTCTTCTACGTTAGTGGCAACAGGATCAATCAAGAAGTTCTGTGGTAGTACAGGCACTAGCTTAGCAACAAAGCGTTGTTTCTCTGTTACACCAATAGCACGCATAGCACCATCAAGAGCAGGACGAGTAGCAGGAGCTAGTTCTGTCACTTCTTCTAGTACAATCTCACCGATACCAGTACCGTAGATGGCTGCGTTAAGAATACACTCAGCTACAGACTTACGAGCTTTAACAAACTCCATGTCTTCTTCTAGCTGACCACGTAGCAACATGATGTCTTGTGGGTTCTGGTCTGCTTTATCATCACGAATGTCAAACCATTTACCACGCCCAAACGTAGCTTCTTCTACTTCTGCAACACTAGACTCGACAGCCTGCTGCAAGGCAGGAGAAATAAGGCGAGAGCGTTCACTCTGACGCATCTTATCTTCTTCAGCCCAGATACCACGCCATAGACGGTAGTATTCTTCATGATCATTTCTGTAAGTTGTGTCGTAATGGTCGCGCCAGTCTTCACACTTACCCATAATCCAAGTGGTAAGGTCGTTACCAAATTCTAGTTCATTATCATCATACATAGCTTAGTATCCTGCTATCGGGTCAAGCATTTCAAAGTCATCTTCTTCCCACTCATCATAGTAGACAACCGAAGCCATCTGGTCTATGTATGCAAGGGAGTCGATCAAATCGTCATGCACTAATTGGTTAGGGAATTGAAACAACTGGTCAAGGAACTCATTATTCCAATCCCCTTTGTTCAGTGTAATGTTGCCGTGTTCAAAGCGTCCTTGTAACGCCCAGACAATACGGTCTATTTTGTTTTTGTTACCGTGTGTCAGTTCTTCAACACGGAAGAATCGACTGCGTTGCTTCATTAGGTCAGATAGTGGGGACATGACTGCTTGCTTAGCAATACCACGTTCTATACCCACTGCTACGGGCTGATACTTAGCAACAGCATTAAAAATCTTCTCTGCTGTCTTATCTAATGTCCAACGTCCGTAGATTATTTCTTTAACCCACCAGCCGTCACGCCCAACTTTAACAACCGAGATTGCAGTGTTATCGAGTCGTTTGTTCTTCTTACTTGTTGACGAGGTGTCAATAAATCCAGCAAGGTCGATTGCGATGTAGTAGTCACCGTCTTCTGGTTCTTCATCGTCAAACTGCACCCAGTCTTCTTTAAATATATCACTACCTTGTGCAGCGAACGAAGCCATGAACTCCTGCTTAAACGCAAAAGATGACATTGACTTCTTAGCCATGTCAATCTCTTCTGGGTCTAGCAACTCATTATCATAAGACGTAAAGTGCCAACTCTTGTACGTAGGGTCATCACCCATATCACCGTACATGTACAAGTCGTAGAAGTGGTTACGACCCATTGGTGTTCCAATGAAGAGTGCACCGCCCTTCTGGTCAGCTAGTGCAGGACGGAGAATTTGTTCCCACACCTCTGGCTTCATGTCAGCGTATTCGTCCATGACAAGGTATTTGAGGCTTACACCACGCATGGTTTCTGGACGGTCCGCACCCTTCAATGAAATAGTTGCCCCATTAATCAACGTGATTTGTAGGTTGTTAATGTGAGCACTTTTAATCACTTCATGACCAAGTTCAAGCAACGTAGACCACATAATGTCACGTGCTTGTCCTTGTGTTGGCGCTACATAAAAGACATGGCCACGCTCAACTTGTAATGCATTAAGGATAAGTTTCCATGCTGCCAGTCGAGACTTACCTGTTCGACGACCAGCAGCCACGATTTTGAATCGAGTAGGATCACTAAATACCTCTTGCTGCCAGTTAAGCAGCTTTACGTTTAATGCTGTCATTTAATACTACGTTCAAAGCCTGTAGCTTCTAGGTTAACTACTTCATCTTTTACAGGAGGGTTAACATCATAGTCAT